CAAATGGAATACTTAACGGAGGAAACTTTACACGAATCTAGAATTAGATTTTCTGGTGCACCTTGGTTTGATTTAGCTAGTAACAGAACAATTAATATTTATGGTTCAGGTGGTATTGGTAGCCACGCTAGTCTAGGTATTTCTAAGATGTTTCAATCTTCCACATTCAGAATCTTTGATTTTGATAGTGTATCTCTTTCTAATCTTGGTGGGCAGTTATTCTCACCAGACCAGTTAGGTATGAGAAAGGTTGATGCTGTTAGAGATAATCTACAAGGCTTTAGTTTGGATAATACTAATGCTTACGTAACTTATGGTGAAGATGCCTTTGACTCTTCAGATATTACTCTTACAGCCCTTGATAGTATGAGAGCTAGAAAGAGTATATTTGAGAATGTCAGAAAGAAGAATAGAGGTACTAAACATTTATTTATAGATGCTAGAATGTCTGCAGATACCATACAGATTATAGCATTTAGATTTGATGAAGCTGCTAAGATTAGAAAATACAAGAAGGAGTATCTGTTCGATGATTCAGAAGCTACTAACGTTGTTTGTAGTTATAAGCAAACCTTCTTTATGGGTCAGATGCTTTCTGGTTATATCTGTGCTATTATTGCTAATTACCTTACGCATCTTTCAGAGGATGTCTTTCCTCAAGAGGTTCCATTCTTCACTGAATTCTCTTCACCATTAATGACATATACAAGTGTTAAGATATAAGTTAAAGCAACCTATATTCTACGACTTCGAGAAGAATAACTTTCAAATATATGAGTGTAAGCACACCTTCAAAGAAGTAGAATTAAAGACTCCTGCTTTATTCGGGTATATTTATGGGTTGATGGATATAGTTAAGTATAAAGGTGTTTACTATAATCTGACTTATATCTCAGATAGAGAAAATACTCTTGGCTACATCTTCATAAATGGTAATTTAGCTATAGTTCACACACCTAATCTTATTCGAAAAAGTAAGGCTGTTGTAGAGCATAATAAAAATTATAGTACATTTGTAGACTATTTCATCAAGAACTTGCTCAAGTATAAGTATTCTTATGGTGAGCCAGAAATAATGGAAGTAGATACGTTGAAGAAAACTGCAATTTTAATTAATGTTCCTATGATATGGGAGAAAACAAAAAGATTAAAAACGCGGAGACCTCAACCTACAACAACATAAAATTTCGTTCAAAGTTAGAGGAAAGAGTTTACAGATATTTGACAGATAGGTTGAATGTTAGTATAGATTATGAGAAGCATACTTATGATATTATACCAGCATTCATTCCTACTGTCTTTTTTTACTCCCCTTTTGTTAAGTCTGTGGATAAGGTACGAAAGATTACCTATACCCCAGACTTAACATTTGACTATAAAGGATTCTTTGTTATTGTAGAATGCAAAGGTTTCCCCAATGATTCTTATCCACTCAAGAGAAAGCTATTTAGATATAGGTTAGAGCAGGAAGAAGACAGAGATAAGATTTTATTTTTTGAGGTTAAGAGTGTTAGAGATTGTGATAACTTAATAAACATATTGAATGAAAAAACTAAGTGAATTAGCTTGGGATGTACCAGAGAATGTCTATAGAGAAGATAAAGCTTTATCCTACTCCAATATATCAAGGTTTGATAGAGAGGGGTTTAATGCGTTAGCAACTCTATTCGATAAAATCTCTTCTCCTTCTCTTACTTTTGGTTCACTTGTTGATACACTACTTACTGAGACGGAAGAAGTATTTAAGCAGACTTATGCTGTTGTAAATATACCTTCTGTTACAGACCAAGTTCAGAATGTATTAGAAGAGATATTCAAGGTAACAGGGGAGGAAGATTTAAATAAGGTAGATGATGCTATCATTCACAGTTGTTGCAAAAAATGCAACTACTATATAGATGATAAGTGGGCTAATAAGAGAAAGAAAGAAGTACTAGCAGGAGCTGGTTACTATAGAATTATAGCCGTCTATAAGGATAAGAAGGTAATATCTCCAGACTTATATAAGAAGGCTTTAGATTGTAAGAAGGCTCTAACTGGTAATCCTAATACTGCCAAGTATTTCCTACCTGATGTATTTGGAGATTATGAGAATTACTATCAGCTCAAGTTTAAAGGTAGCTATAAGGGGGTTAATCTTAGATGTATGGTAGACTGTTTACACGTAGACCATAAGGCTAAGACTATCACTCCTGTTGATTTAAAGACTACCTCTAAACCTGAATATAATTTCCCACAATCTTTTATTACATATCGTTATGCTATTCAGGCTCAGCTCTATTGGACTTTAATTAGAGCTGTACTTAATAGAGATGAAGAGTATAAGGATTATGAGTTACTAGACTATAAGTTTATTGTTGTAAACAAGGAAACTTTAAACCCTCTTGTTTGGGAGTTTAATCAAACTCAAAGAACAGATGGTTATACTTTAGGTGATGAAACATTTAGAGGTTGGAGAGAAATTGTTGTAGAATTAAATGGTTATCTTACCCTGAACAAACATCAACCTGATTGGGTTAAACCCATAAACATTATTGAAGATTTCTTTAAAAAAGAATAGTATGAAAAAGGAAGATATTAAACCTAAACCTTCTTGTGAGGTTTGGCATACTAGTATGGAGATTGCTACATTAGCAGCCGATATATTAAATATTATAGATGATACTGAACTTCAAATCATTAAGAGAAGGAGAAAAGCACTCAGAGAAATCCGTGAAAAGGCTAATGCTATAATGGGTAAGACTGATGCTTTAAGAAATATATCTTCTAAAAACGATACGCTATGATGTTTAAAATTATTGTTTCAGTATGCCTGATTTTAATAGCAGGCTATCTGCACGAAATTATGCAATACCTTGATAATATATCGAGGAAATAATTATTAACTAACTTATTAAAGATGACTCCTAGTAAACAAGCTTTATCGGATTATGTCTTCCAAAGTAAGTACTCTCTTTATTTACCACATTTAAAGAGAAAGGAAACTTGGGAAGAGAGTGTAGAAAGAATTAAACAGATGCACCTAACTCAGATTGAGAAGGTAGCACCACAGGCATTAGAGAATGAATGGTTTATGGAGAAATTCAATGAAGCTATTCAGTTCTATAAGGATAAGAAACTTGTAGGTTCACAAAGAAACCTTCAGTTTGGTGGAGAACCAGTCCTTAAAACTAATGCTAAATCATATAACTGTAGCTACACTCATTTAGATAGACTAAGAGCTTTCAAGGAAACAGCTTGGATGCTCTTATGCGGTTGTGGTGTAGGTTTATCTGTAGAGCAAATGCATATAGATAAGCTACCTAACCTACTAACAAAGGATAAAATAAATACACTTAGAGAACCTTTCCTTGTAGATGATTCTATTGAAGGTTGGGCTGAAGCTTTTGAGGTATTAATCTATCATTATTTCTATGAGGATTACCCAATACCTGAATTTGATTTTAGTGCTATTAGACCATCAGGAGCTTTAATTGCTAATAGATTTGTAGCCCCAGGACCTGAAGGTTTGAAGAAGAGTTTACAGCTTATTGATAAGCTACTCACAAAGGCTATAAGTAACAATCAAACAAGACTTACAGCACTTCAATGTACAGATATAATTTCGTTTATTGCTGAATCTGTATTATCAGGTGGTGTAAGACGTTCAGCTTGTATCATTCTCTTTACCCCAGAAGATGAAGAGATGGTAAATTGTAAGACTGGTGATTGGTTTACTGAAAACCCACAAAGAGCTAGATTTAATATGTCTGCAGCTCTTACAAGAGATAAGGTTTCTTATGATACCTTCTCAGGTCTTTTTGAAGCGATGCGGAGGTCAGGTGACCCAGGACTTTATTTCAGGGAGATTGATGGAACAGGATGTAATCCTTGTTGTGAGATTGGATTTTACCCTGTAGATAAGAATGGTGTAACAGGATGGCAAGTATGTAATCTTGTTTCTATTAATGGTTTGGAATGTACTAATGTTACTGATTTCTATAAATATTGTGAAGCTGCTTCTACATTAGCTACTGTACAAGCTATTTATAACTCATTCCCATTCTTAGGTGAAGCCACGGAAAACATTATTAAGGATGACCCTCTTATTGGTGTCTCTATTGGTGGTATTATGAATAACCCCCAAGTTTTATTAGATAGAGGTACACTAAGAGCAGGTGCTAATATAGTTAAGAGTCAGAATGAGAAGGTAGCAAGAGTTCTAGGTATCAATCCAGCCAGTAGAACTACTTGTGTTAAACCAGATGGTACCGTTAGTTTATTGTTAGGTATGACTTCTGGTATTCACGGAGCTTATGCTAGGAAGTATCTTAGAAGCGTAGAAGCTAATGTAGAGGAACCTAATCTAAAGGCTTATGAAGAAGCAAACCCACAGGCTGTACAAACTAATATATTTAAACCTACTACAGACAAAAAGATTTTCTTCCCTATAGAAGAAGATAATGAAACTGTACTAAGAGAAAAACTACACGGTATTAATCTATTAGAAGCTGTTAAGTTAGTCCAGCAGAGTTGGGTTAAGGAAGGAGCTAGAGATTATAACCAGCCTGTTCACAATAATGTATCAAATACAGTTGATGTATATGATGGTGAATGGAATGAAGTTAAGAAATGGGTATGGGACAATAAAGATTATGTCTCAGGTATCTCATTCTTATCTTCTTATGGTGATATCGATTTACCACAAGCACCTATGTGTAAGGTAAATACAATAGAAGAATTAATGGAATATGGGGAAGGTGCTTTATTTGCATCTGGTCTCATTACTGATATTCTCAAGGTATACAATGACCTTTGGACTGCTTGTGAAGTAGTACAAGGTAGAGGGGAAAAGATATTTATTACCCCTGATATGGTTACTGAGAATATGAAAAAGGAAGGAGTCGGTTATACTCAGGAGGAAATACAGAAGATTATGGCTAACCTAGAACTCAAGCTCTTTGATAGAGTTAAGGGTTTATCACAGAAGCGTGATATTATTCGTAGAATAAATAAGTTTGCCAATAATTATTTTGGTGGGGATGTTTATAAGGCTATAAATGTTCTCAAGAGAGTTAATAACATTCACTACTTTAAGGAACTTCAGCGCACCTATACTCCTATTAATTGGGATAAGGTGGAATTTGAGAAGGAACAATTCAGTAATGCAAATGAATTAGGTGCTATGTCTTGTTCTGGAGGTTCTTGTGAGATAAAATAATCTGGGTGTTATATTGCACCCCTAACATACTATATGATTAAAAAATCAATTTATAAAATGCAGCCATTTAATGGCTCTATATACTTTTATTATGGTGACTTTGAAGACTTCCTAAGAGAAATACACGGAAAGATTGATGAAGTAGAGGAGGCTAGTATCAAGACAAAAGGATTTGATAATTCTCTTGGTTTAACTACCTACAGTGGTAATAGCAGTTACATATTTATAAGTAGAGAACACAATACTAATCTACATATCCTTCTAGGTTCTATCGTACACGAAATAATGCACGCTATATTTCATACATTAGATTGTGCAGGATATAACTACAATACAGAGGGTCAAGAATTATATTGTTATTATCACAACAGTGTATTAGAATCGGTATTAAATCAGTTAGATTTAATTAATATTCACACTAAATATATTGAAGAAAATAAATGAAGATACAAGTAAAACTGAGGGATAAGGAATTCCCAATTCAGATTATAGATAAGGGGGATTGGATTGACCTATATGTTACGGAGGATGTAACTATTGAAAAGGAAAAGAATGAATCATACCCAAAGCTGTCTATACTACCACTTAATGTAGCAATGAAGTTACCCGAAGGCTATGAAGCTATTGTAGTACCTCGTAGTTCTACATATAAGAATTTTGAAATTACCTGTGCTAATTCATTTGGTGTTATTGATAATTCCTATTGTGGTAATGAAGATTACTGGGGATTCCCAGCCCTTGCTTATAGAAAGACTACTATTAAGAAGGGTGATAGAATATGCCAATTTAGAATTCAACTTTCACAAAAGGCTACTATCTGGCAAAGAATAAAGTGGCTATTTGATAGTAAGATTGAATTCGAATATACCGATAACCTATCTTCAGAAAGTAGAGGTGGTTTTGGAACAACAGGTAAGAATTAGTTTTGATAAACTATTTTATACTGGTGTACCAATAATTACAGTTAAATCTGATATAGGAGAACTTAATTTGTTAGTAGATTCTGGTGCCTCTCTGAATGTTTTAGATTTACAATTCTTAGATGATGCTGATGCAAAATTTGATTGTGAATGTAAGGGATTTGGAGGGGCTACTAGTCTCTCCGAAATGTATAATCTGGATATAACTTTAGAAGGAAAAGAGGTAACTATACAAACACAGTTCGCTGATTTATCTAATATAAAGAGTTACTTTACAGATTTAACTATACACGGTATATTAGGTTCAAGGTTCTTAGTTAGCAATAATGCTATAATAGATTACAATGATATGGTTCTTATACTATGATTTACTTAGTAACGCAACAAGCAGAGTTGTTTGAAACTTCTAACTATAAGATTATAAGTATAGAAGAATCTTTACAAATGCTATCTAAAGCTAACCTTCTACAATATGACTCAGAAACTACAGGTTTAGACCCACATATCTGCCAACTAAGATTAATTCAGTTTGGTTCTGATAAATATGATTTTCAGATGGTTGTTGATGTGGAGTCTATACCTGTATTTTATTATAAAGAGATATTAGAGACAAAAACTCTTATAGGGCATAACCTAAAGTTTGACCTTAAGTTTCTATATTCTGTAGGTATTATCCCTAGAAAGGTATATGACACTATGATTATGGAGCAGCTTGTATATTTGGGTCATAAATATGAAGGTGGTTATTTCTCTTTAAAGAATACTCTATGGAGAAGGTTAAATGTTTCTATGAGTAAAGAAGTCAGAGAGACTATTACAACAGCAAGGTTAAATGACTCTATTATTATATATTCAGCAAATGATGTATTGTATATAGAGAAATTAGCTACATCTATTAAAAAGGATTTAGAAGATAAAGGTCTATTAACAGCTTGTCAATTCGAATGTGATACTGTTCCTGTAATGGCTTATTTAGAATGGTGTGGTATTAAGTTGGATGAAAATAGATGGCGAGCTAAGATGGATAATGATTTAATCAGATTAAATAATGCTACTAAAGCATTGAATGAATTTGTAGAATCTAATCCATTATATAGTAGCTATACTGAAACTGCTAAGTATTATGACTTATTTGAAGAAGTAGATTTCTCACCTAAGTGTAATATCAATTGGAAATCATCTAAACAAGTGATTCCTTTTGTTAAAGGTTTAGGGTTTGAAACTCTTGTTTATGATAGAAAAGCTAGGAGGTTAAAGGATAGTGTAGAATCTAAAGTTCTATCAACACAGAAAGGTATCAATGATGTCTTTTTAAAACTATACCTTGAGTTTAAAGGGGCTGATAAAGTAGTAGATTCTTTTGGTCAAGTATTTATAGACTCTATTAATCCTATTACAGGAAGGTTACATACTGATTACCACCAATTAGGTACAGCTTCAGGTAGAATGTCTTGTGGTGGTAGTGATAATAGTGATATAGCTTTATATAAGAAATTACCAAAAGGTTCTTGTAAGAATTTAAATCATCAACAGCTACCTAGTGACCACGAAACTCGTTCAAGTTTTGTGTCAGAAAAAGGTAACTTATTTTGCTCTTGTGACTACAGCGCTTTAGAGAGTAGATTGGGTGCCGATATTTACGACGAAAAAGCTATGTTAAAAGAGTATATTGAAGGCTCTGGAGATATACATAGTTTGGCTGCAAAAAGTTGTTTTCCTGAAGAGTTAGAAGGTATAGAAATTAAGGATATTAAAAAGCTCAGACCTGACCTCAGAAAAAAAGCAAAAGCACCTGAGTTCAGCGTGCAGTTCGGAGGTGGAGCTAAATCTATTTCTGAGTCTTTATCTATCACTTTAGAAGAGGCTCAAATAATTGAAAATAACTTCTATAAAACCTTCTGTGGTATTAAAACTTTTAAAGAAAAAGGAGGTAAATTTGTTAGGAAAAATGGTTATATCATAATGTGTCATACTACAGGACATAAGATGTTCTGGCAAGGCTTTGATGAATGGAAAGAAAGAGAAGCTAGATATAGAGAAGATAAATCGTTCTGGGATGAATATAGAAAGATAAAGGAATCTAACCCAGAACATCCCTTAGTATTGGAGGTTAAAAGACACTTTGCAGAAGTATCAAAACAAGAAAGATTAGCACTTAATGCTCCTACTCAAGGTAGTGGTGCTATCATTATTAAGGAAGCTGCAACAAGATTATATAATTGGATTCTTGATAATAATTACTTCAATAAAGTAAAGATTGTCAATATAACTCACGATGAAATTAACACTGAATTTCCTGAAGAGTTAGCTGATTTCTTCCCTGAATTCCTAGCAAACTTAATGAAGGAAAGTGCTGCTAAATTTTACACAAAACTAGAATACCCTGCAGAACCTGCTGTAGGTGACCATTGGATTCATTAATTATGATTATAGATAACTTTGATTTAATTGCTGAATGGTTTAATGGTTTAGAGGATAACAAAGATTACTATATACAAGTAGAGATTATTCAACGGAAGAAGGATGGAGTTGATGTTGGTAATAGTACCAGCAATGACAATAGGTCTATTAAGAAATTCTATCCTACTTCTGTTGAAAGTTTACTTAAATATAAGGATAGAATTATAGATATATGTAGGAGAAATAATGCTCGTGCTTATATCTATCCTGCCTATATATCAAAGAAGCAAGTCTACCATAAACTTTTGTTAGACTTGACTGCTAAAATAACGTCAGATAATTTTGATAAGCCTGTTGAGAATTTAGCACCAGCTTTATGCTCTAAATGCTTAACTAGTAAATATCTTATATTTGATGTTGATAGTAAAGACCTAGATAAACTGAAAACCATTAAAGATGCTGCATCTTCTCTTTCTAAGTCGATAACAGTGTTAAATACAGTCAATGGTTTTCATATCCTTTGTAAACCTTTTAACTACACTAAAATAGATTGGGATTCAGATGTAGAACTAAAAACAAAAAACCCAACATTATTATATTATGAGAACGAATAGAGAAGTAGCAGAAGCCTTTGTATTAGGTAATCCTTCAGCTAATGCTAATATGACAAGTACAGGAGATAGGATATTCTCTTATCATACTTGTATAGCAGAGAGTTTTCTTAATAGGTATAACGAGATTTGTTTTGTTGTAAATCATACAAGATACTCTAATACAACTACTAGACATAGGAATTATGTAAATGATGAAATACATAAACTCATACTTAAAGGGTTTATAGTAATAGTAAAGAGAGTAGATGATGTACCTAGAGGAACTCAATCACTAAAACAATATTACAATGACATATAGATTTGAAGAACCACGTTGTGAGTATATAAAGCAAAACGATATAGTAGAACACGTAGCTATCTGTGCAAGAACTTGCTATGATTCTACAGGAACAGAAAATCAAAAGCTCTTTGATACACTAGAAAAGAGAGGTCACGCTTCAATGCTTAGACACGCTTCTCGTTACTATAAGATGCCTAAGATTGAAAGGTGGTTTGAATTTCTCAAACTCTTTAAGTATTGCCCTTATGTAGAGATAAACGAAACAGATGATTGTTTTTATATGTCTACTAATATGCAATTCTATCAGGAAGTTTTGAGTGAAATTCTACCTGAAACTGAGTTAAAAAAGATTGAAATTACTGAGGATAAAGTACCTTATGAGTACAGAAGATTTACCTTTAGAATATTCACCTCTATTGCTATTGCTAAGGAATTGAATAGAGTATCACCTAATAACATTGCAGAACGTTCTACTAGATATGTAGACTATTGTAGAGCTAAGTATAATGCAATGCCTATTATTAAACCTCATTGGTTTAAGGGTGATAACTCACCAAAGGAATCTGCATACTTAGGAGCTTTAGAAAATGCTGCAGTCTATTATGGTATTCTTAGAGATAGAGGTCTTCCACCTGAAGATGCTAGAGGTATTATTCCTCTTGATGCTATGAGTGAAGTAGTATATACTTATACTTACAGAGAATGGGAATTCATATTCGCTAAGAGAGTTAGAAATGCTACAGGAAAAGCACACCCAAATGCTATTCAAATCTGTAGTATTGTAGAGAATATATTAGACAGTTTAAAGGAATTAAATGGAAGAGAATAAAGATGTAATAAATCCCAATCATTATAAGCAAACATCAATGGAATGTATTGATATAATGATGGAACTTTATGGTAAAAATTCTGTTAAGGAATTTTGCAGATTAAATGCTTTTAAGTATCTTTACAGACACCAACAAAAGGGTTCAGAAATAGCTGACCTAAAGAAAGCTAGTTGGTATCTAGATAGATTAATAAAGCTTTTAGAAGAAAATGATTGATTTGAATTATGAAACAAAGGACGAATTCTATGAGCTACTTGACCTATTAGTAGGTAGTGGTTTCATAGAAAACTCTGGAGTTAAATATAGAGCTAGCCATAATAGTGGAATAACAAGGTTAATTTATGTTACTCTTTCTATTCCTATGACTAGTGAAGATATTGCCAGGGAAGTCTTAGAAAGAAATAGAGGGACTATGTTTGTTAGTGATTATCACTACATAGTACACGTTCCTCTGTATTCCCTCTTTAAAGAGGACTTGATTGATGTATGTTTACCATTCCAAATATTTGAAGATAAGAATGTAGATATATTATCAAACAAAACGAAAGTGAAAAATACAACTCTGGATTTAAATAGTTTGAAGGAGTTAGTAAATACAGGTCGTGAGATTTATGTATATGGTAATAGCATTTACTATATCTAAATCTTGACTGTAAATTGTTGTTTAGTTGTGTGGGGAAGGTTGCTGAAAATGTAGCCTTCCCCACTTTTTTTATAAGTTTCGCATCAGTAAAAAAGTTATTACTATCTTTGTAATAAATCATTTAAAATAAGAACGTTATGTCACAGTGTGTAAATTTAACAACAGCTGAACTGGCTAAATATAAGAAGACACTTAAGAACTATAGTGACGGATTTATCAAAGGTGCGGTATCACTGTATCTAGAAAGAAATCCTAAAGCTAAGGGTAAGTTACCTTCAGCCAGTAAACTAAATGAATTCATAGATAATAATAAATACGGGATAAACAGTCTATCTTTCTATAGCGAAAGAGAAAAAGGTGAACCAGAGGATGTTGGTCGTTTCGATAGCCCTTTCAATCCATTTAAAGACGCCAAGATAACTATTAGTATTGGTGGTGAATATCTAACAGCAAACAACATAGAACACGCTTTCCTTCTAGATTTTGTACACAATCTTTTAGGTAATAAGAATGGTACAAAAGGAGCTAAAGCATTCTTTGACTCTATTAAGGATAAACCTGTTGAAGAAGTTAATGCAAAGATTCTTGAAGAGAAGTTTCAAGAGGAAATAGGGGATAAGACTTTACTAAAATGGTTTGAAGAAAAGCCTGAGTTAGTAGAACAGTCTATGCTTAAGGCTGCTGCTACAGCATTAGTTGTAAGCAAGAGAGCTAAGGATGTTTTCCTGAATAAAGCAAACAAGGATTTAGACCTTGAAATTCACTTTGGCTCTACTCAATATATGCCACAGGTATTGAGAGAAGCATATGCTAAAGTTATATCAGATGCTATCAGGAATACAGCTTTAAATGAATTTAGAGAAAGGTCCGCAGAAGAAACTAGAGCTTTAGAAGCAAGTATTAATTTAGAAGAACGTTCTGCAATAGAACAGACTTTTACTCCCCTTCAGAGAGAATCAAGAGAAAATTATATTGCTTCTAGAGTTATTACATTAGGTAAAATAGACGCAGAAGAGGAAGGTAAAACTTTCATTCAGGTAATACAGAGTAAAGGTATGGACCATTACCTAGAAGAAGTAAAAGAGGATATTCGATTACATTCTATAGGTGAAGGTTTTTATTCTCCAGAAGCTTTTTCTATATCTGAATTAATAGATTTAGGTTATGATGAAGCAAAAAGAAAATCTGGCGGTACTATGAGTGTACTAGAGGATTTAGATTTATTTGCTCAGGCTTTAGAAGAACAGGGTATGACTTTACAAGCCGAACATTATGCTGCACTTTTAGATGATATTGATATAGATGAAGGTTTAAAACAAGAGTTACTTGATAGAGGTAGATATAGACAGAAAGAATTTGGTAAAATTCTGAAACACTTCAACGAACTTAAGCTGGGGATTAAGATGCCTCTACTTAAAAGAGAGAACATTCGTCTTTCTTCTAAGTTTGAATCGGCTGAAGATGTTACGGATGACATTGAAGAAAGAAGTTTTGATTTCTCTGCAAATGAGGGTTATGCTATTGACTCTGTAATGAAGAGAATCAGAAAAATGCTCAATCAATTACCTGTAATGAATGGTGATGAGTTAGTATTAGATGATTTAGGTGAAGTACAATACCTAACTGATACCTATACTTATTCTATCATTCAAAATGCTTTACAGGGTACCCGTTCCTATGAAGCAATGCGTGAAAGATTAGAGAAACTTTCTATGAAGTACCCTTGGGTAAAAGCTCTTACTAACAGATTAGATAAGCCAGCTGATTACAAGCCTGAAGGTGTTATTGATGAATATGATAGTCTTCATAACGAATTCTTTGCTTCTTTCTTTAGAAGTAGAACTTACTATGAAATCAAGAAAGATGTATTAGTAAAAGAAGATAATCCTTTCCTCCCTGATACAGTAGAACTGAAGACCTTTGGTATTAACGATGATAGAGTTTCTTATATCAATTATTCTGAATGGAGTTCTACTTATATGCAGGGTATTGTCTTAGATAGAGAACACTCTATTTATGACACTAATGGTAATATACATAGAGATAAGTTTGAAGCCTTCAAGAAATTTGCAAATGAGCTTCACGATAGAATTAAGTATAATAATACGGATTATACTGAGTGGGAAACTGAATTCCTTAACAATAAGCAAACTCAAGATGATATTCGTACAATGCTTAAAGCTATTGGTATTGCACCAGAAGGTGGGCCTATCTTTGATTATGAAACTAATCCAGCTTTAGAAGAAAATAGAAGAAAGAGATATTTGAGACCTGTAGCTAAACTCCTTACTGATATTTTTGATAAAGTATTTGCTTATACAAATGAGGTAGATAAATACCTTAAGTTACAGAAAGATGACTCAAATGTTGTAGAAGTAAATCTATTCAATCAATTTAAACAGAATTACTACAGAATCGGTAAGTTAATTCAGTCTAATGAAAGTGATACTTTCTTGAGAGGTACTTTCAGAAATAATGGTAAGATGTATAATTCTTATACTACCCCTACTTATATGCAAATCCTTATGGACAAGATTAGTGGTGTGGAAGTAGAGGATTATGATGCTATGATTCAAGAGGAATTCTTAAAGGATAAATTCTTTAAATATAATTATGTAATTCAGCAATTAGCACGCAAACCTGAAGAAGGTGGGTTAGAATCTAGAGAACTGATAGACTATAAAGAGATACTAACTTTCAGAGATAAAGAGTTCAAAGAATGGACTGAAGAAGATAAGTATATAATGCAGCTTGACGAATTCAAGAGAGATAAGACATCAGCTTGGTATCGTATTCCTCTTGCTGGTGAAATTAAGCGTGCAGGTTATTATAGATTTGAAAAGATTTTAGATGACAAGAAACTAACAAATCTTTACGTTGATTTAGCTAAACAGGAGCTAGAAAGAATAAAGGAAACAAAAAGATGGAAAGAAGAATCTAAGAAAACTTATATAGCACCTGTTACAGGTATTCTGAAGAGTGGTGAAAAGTTCTTATACTTACCTGCTCTTAATACACTAAAGATTGAGGATAGAACATTACTTGAGTCTTTAGAAGCTGGTGTTATTGGTACGGAACCTTTTGATGAAAGAGAAATACTAAGTAAGTTTGTTATTAAGGTTCTTAATGATATTGTAGCCGAAGAAACAGCTAAGATTCAAAGTTATGAAATAAATGAATCTAAATCTGATTTAGCAAAATTCATCTTAAATGACTTGTATTTTAGAACTCAATTCTCTCAGTTTACTGCAGGGGATTTAGCTAATTTCAAGGATATTATTGACTTTCAAAAGAGATATAAGCAGACGATGTCAAGTACTACTAGATTAAATAGTGGTAATGATGTTCAGAAGACCTTATATATAAGTGACGAAGTTTTAGCTTCTACTATTTTACCAGAGATTTCTACTATAGTAAAAGAGAGAGTTAAGCGTAAGGAACTTACTAAGGAAGAAGGTGATATTATCATTAATTCATTTAAGAATATTAATGCTACCGATGGTCAGGCTTATAGAACTATAGATGGCTATAAGTACATTATGGAAAAGACTGGACAGTGGACTGATGCAATGGAAGAGTTTAAGAATAAGCTTGATGAAGCATTCAAGCCTGACTCTGATATTCATATATCCTATACAGAAGCTCAGAACTTCTTCTTTAATGCTATTAAGCCTCTTGTCTATGGTTCTTCTATGGTAGACACAGGGATGATTAATGGGGAAACAGGTGAGAAGATTTATAAGAGAATCAATCACCAACATAAGAATTCAGAAGTTCTTATGTTGGCTATTAACTCCTTCGCCACTACTTCTCCTACACTTAGAGCTTTAACTACATTTGCTAGAAAAAAAGGTATTCACGTATTTGAATTTGCTTCTGCAGTTAAGGTTGGGTCTCAAGGTGTTGTCAATCTATTAGAGAAGAATGTAGCAGGTCAGACTATCACCATTAATGAATTAGATAATGAAGGTAATGTAAAAGCTAAAGAATATACCTTTGCTAAAGATGTAGAACCTACTGATGCTAGAAAGATGATTGCCAATCTATTAGAAGAAGGAAAGATTACAAAGGAAGAATTCCAAAGACTCCATAAGGTAATCAATAATACTACTGAAGAAGAGATTACAGCCAAGCTAGAATCTGCTACAATGATTCCTGGTTCTGATACATTAAATCCTTCTGTTGTACACGAAATTCCTTATTCTAGTTATGGTTTTCAGGTTAATACTCCAGAACACTATTATGATGCAGAAACATTGATTGGTACTCAGTTTAGAAAACTCATCACTTCCAACATTGACCCAAGTAATGAATATAAAGTTAAAACACTCAATACTGATGGTATGGAAACTACATTGACTATGAGTGGAGAAACTTTTATGAGAACTATTAATGGTAAGATTATTGAGAATGTTTATGATAAATATGAAGAAGTAAAGGAAATATTCGAAGACCCTCTTAAGTTAGAAGCTATCATTCAAAGTGAAATTGGTTCTAACCCAAGATATGGTACAGAGGTTGCTAAATTCTTTAAACTTATTAACGATGGTACAATAGAGAATCCTCAATTAAAGTTTGAGATGGCTTTAGAAGACCCTCAGAACTCCAAGATTATTGAAGCTATTTTCTCAGGTATTGCAAAGAATAGAATCAATAAGATGAAAACTCAGGGTGGTTCACTTATTCAGATGTCTAACTTTACTCTATCAGATAAGCTTCAAGTACAAATGAAGCCTGATGGTAAGAGTATCGATTATATTCCAGCTTATGTTCCTATATACTCTAAGAAACTCCTTGAGTTCTATAGTGACAAGGATGGTAATGTAGACATTAAGAAGATGGAGAAGGAAGCCCCTGAATTACTAGAGATGATTGGTTATAGAATTCCTACAGAAAGTAAGCACTCTATGCTTCCTATTCGTATTGTAGGTTTCTTACCTAACTTTAATGGTACTTCAATTGTACTTCCTGCAGATGTTACTACTATCACAGGTTCTGACTTTGACATTGATAAGCTCTATATTATGAGACCTTATCTTGAAGTAGAGAAGACAGAGACTGATAAAGTAGATAGAGAAGGTAACCGTGTTATCCGTAGAAAGTTAAGAAAGAAGGCTTACACTGATGGCGGTAGATTTATAGAAGGGAGTACTCCTGAAGAAAACTACGCTATGAGAAATAACTTCCTCTTTGACTCTTATATGGCTATCTTGAAGAGTGAACATTCCACTGCAGAAATCTTTGACCCTTCAGGTTTTGATTCTCTTAATGCGGAAGCTAAAGAATCATTCCTAAGTTCTTTCCCTTATGCTGAACTATATAGTATGGTTGAGAAATCAGGCGTACTTGCAGAGATAGCTAAGGAAGTAGAATTTACTAATGATGATATAGTAAACAAATCCATCATTCTAAGTAATCTTAACCCTGATAGAGTTGAAAGAATCATCAAGGCTTATGAATCATCCAACACTCCATTCCTAAGCTCTACAATGCATTACTTTGAAACTCAGAATGCTGTAGGTCTAGACCTTGTAGGTATCTCAGCTAATGCTAATACCTTTATGGCTGTAGCCCAACAGATAAAGCACGAGCTTAAATTAAAGGAACCTATTATATATGATAGTCACGTTTATAAAGGTTATGGTGAAATCTATAGCCCTACAGGAAAACTTATTCAGAGAACGGTAGGGCAATTTGTTATTGCAGCTGTGGATAACGTTAAGTCTCCTGCACTTGCTTATATGAAGGCTGATGTAGGTAACTTAGGTTCTATTATTGCTGGTGTAGCATTAGGTATTCCTACTAAGGATTTAGCTATTATGTCTAACCTTGGTATGTTTAGCACCAAGAGAACTCTTAATAAGGGTAAATCTCTTAATCATTATATGAAGGTGTTAAATGAGATTGTTGGTGTAGGTGATGTAGACCCTCTGAATATACCTATTACACAAGAAAGGTTGAATCAACTAAAGGCTATGCTGCCAGATATTAAGGCTGTTATAGATAAGACAATGGACGGCAAAAGAAACTATGCTGAAGCTGCTCAAGTCTTAGTACAAACTTTTAATAAAACAACTGGTGAAGAATTCAGAGAACTCAGAGATAGTATTAACGCTATGATTAAACTTGAAACACAACTCCTAGATTTAGGTGATGCTTTCAAGCGTATCATTGGCGTTACTAAGCTTGATACTTTTAGAGGTGCTGTAGGTCCTACAGCTGCAGATACTTTAATTAAGTATTTACAGGTTAAGGATGATGTAGCATATCTTACAAGTGAAGCTAGTCCTATTGCTGTTAGTTCTTCTTTCCTAAATACAGATACAAGTGATTATAGTAGAGCTGAAGTAAGAGATTCCTTGATTAATGAAGGTTCACATTTCTATAAAGCTTTCTTCCACTTTGGTATGGAAGCTTCGTTTGATTATATGAGCCAACATTTTAATGTGCTAAACCCTAATTTCTTACCTATCATTGATAGACTAAGAAGTTTAGGTATGGCTCTTAATGTTAAAAACATTAATCTAGCTTATGAGCATTTTATGCTTTATCATCTACAGGGTACAGACATTATGAATGATACTCTTAATGATATAATGCTTAATGATATTCCTCTTCAATTTGTACAACTGCAAGAGAAGTATAAAGAGCTAAGTTCATTCCTGCTTTTCAAGACTATGAGAAGATTCCAGAATGGACAGATAGCTACTTTAGACTTTGTTAATGCTAATGAGTTAGAAGCTCAGCGCAGAGACCAGTTTACAAGAGAATGGGAGTACCTATTAGACATTGGTGAAAAGGACCCAAGTAAAATGGATATTTCTAAATTTGCTATGGACTTATATCGTTATGGCATTTATAGAGGTAATATAGGTTATAAGGCTAAAGGTATTAACCACCTAGCTCCTGCTAGGTTAAAGAGAGCTTTCACTGACTATTATAAGGTAGTAGGGAATATGCGTGAGATTGTAGATTCTATGGGTAATAATGGAGACGAAAGATTTGTTAGACAATTTATAGCAAATACTGGTATTCTCTATGAAAATCCTAGAAACGACAGATTCACTAAAAAGTCTCTATTAGATGCTCTAGAAGGTACAAAATGGTACATAAAGGAACTTGATAAAGATAAGACTAAAGAACTTGGGAATGAATTCATTCTGGTTACCAATGGTACAACACCTAATGGTGCTTTACTAATTGATAGTGAAACATACATTATGACTAGTTCTTTAGGTAATAGCTTTGTTTATACCAAGCTTCCAAGATACCATTTCAATAGCCCATTTGTTAGATATAGTAGAATTGAAGATTATCCTCAAGAGATTCTCAAAAAGGATGTATTCAGAAATAAAACTCTTGAAAATATTGCAGCTATTGCTAAAGCTACTGAAAGTAAAACAGGTGGTACTGAATATGAGTCTAATGATAGAAGTTTAAATGCTACTCAAACTGATGCACTTTTAGGTACTAATTTATCTGGTGAAGGTTTAACACCTGGCAAAAGTACAGAAGGTGAAATAGCACAAAAAGCAATGCAAGAAGGTCAAGAGCTTGACCAAGAAGATGCTGAAAAAAGAAAATCTTGTATGATGAAAGGTGGTAAGAAATAAGTGAATTAATAATAAGGAATATAATGGCAAAATGTTATTGGATTCCTTCAGTAAGAAATAAAAATAATGACCTAGTGGAAAGTAAGCTCTATAAAGGGCTTACTTCCCTTACTAGGGATAGGAAACTTACTGAGGATATATATTGGGCAACCAAGACAGATGTATTTAATGAGTACTATTCTGGTTTAGCTAAAGATGAAAATGGTGAATATCTAATAAAGGATTTAATTACTAAAGCAGGATTTGATACTTATGTAGGTATAGCTAATATAGAAAGACAAGCAGGTGCTGGTGAATCTATATCTTCTTACTACGATGGTTTAGTTAAGGCAGAAGAAAAGAATAAGACTAATCCTTTTTCTGAAGGTTACGCTGTGGTTCCTATGGGTACTAGGTTAGGTGTGCAGAAGGGTATTAACTCTGAGACCATATTAAAAGAA